GATAATTCTCCAGATGCGATTATTGCTCCTTTACTGAATACTGAGCAAATCAACGCACTCAGTAATTCAAATAATTTTGTTTCCATTCCAGATCTATGTGTTTTTAAATACATGACTGGTAGTGAACAGAATCCATACATCAACCAATATAAAGCATGTGCTATAACAAACGTTGATGTGAACTTCACACCAGATGGGTCATACTCCACATTAATTGGTGGTTATCCATCTGCAGTAGAATTATCTCTTACTTTAGTAGAGACCAAGATCATCTATAAAGATCAAATTAACACAGGTTTGGGGGTAAGTAACTGATGTATTTTTCTATCTTACCAAACATCAAATATGATGTTAAACCACAAAGTTTCCCATTTTCATCATCTGACTTCGTTGAGGTAAATAACTTTTTTAGAAGATACTCTATAAATGAGGATATATTCGATTTTACAGTATATTTGAACAAATATGCAGTGAACCAGGGTGTAAGAATCGAATATATCGCAGATCAAATTTATGGTAGACCAGAACTCGATTGGGTCATTGCTCTAACCAACAATATCGTCAATATCTACGAAGATTGGCCAATGGACGATAATGTCCTGCAAGAATGGGCAGAAGGAACATATGGATCGACTGTATACAGCGATTTAGCGTATTACGAGATAGATGAAGATGTAAAGAATTCTACTGGATTAGCAGTTCTGAAAAAAGGTCAAAAAGTCGATTCTACGTTCTATAATGGATCTTTCCAATATAACAACGGAGATACTGCAAATACCATTATTACCAAATCTGGATCATCTGTAGCATCCGCAGTTTCTAAGTGGGAAGAGATTGTACGTAAAAATGAGGAAAAACGACAAATTTGGGTTATTAAACCAAAATACATCGATCCCCTAATTCAGTCATTAAAAAAGCAGAGCAAATATGGAAAATGCTCTGCTTATCTCAATAAACAATTAAAGACGACATTAAAGTAACGCGACTTTTTTGGTAAAAAAATAGCGGGAAAAATTTTCCCGCTTTTATGGAATTCAATAGTCGATATAGTCACAGGTCTCAGGATTCTTTCTCAAGAACTGATGTACATGACCATGAACGTCTGTTTCCAGAGTATGATGTGCTCTGATGTGGATAACTTCAATAACCCCTAAAGAACCAGTGAACAACAGATTAAACACTGTTACTGGGTGGAAGAGAACAGAAGAAATCCGTTTCATCGCGTAAAGTAGCGATCCATACGGAGTTTAATGTAATACATTCCGATGACCCACAGGGAGAAGAGGAACCCCTCCCCGTAAGACATGGAGTTCCATGCGTGTACAACGTCCATCAGTCTTCCTCAGCAAGGCGAGCGAAGTAGGACAGGGCATCGTCATCATCAGTTGCCTTTGGAGTGATATCAGAGTCGTTAAAACCACCACTTGCAGGTGCTGCAGGTGCAGACATGCGCTCACGGAAAGGAGACTGTGCGACAGGTTGAGGTTCATACTCTTCGTCATCAACACTAGGGCGTTGAGGAGCGGCAGAGAGACCCAGGACTAGGTTGAGGCGTTCCTCAAGTGCTTCGTAGGTCTTGAACTCAGAAGGAGCAGTAAATGCTTCCAGACTATGCTCACTCTTGTAGATGTTCTCCAGAACTTCATCATCACCAGAGAGTGCAGCAGGAGCAGCAAACTCACTAGAATCGTAGTTCCAGAAACCAGCAACAGTCTTGATTTTCAGTTTGAAATCAGCACCTTCCCAGAAATCGAAAGGATTCACAGGAGTCTCGTCTTGAAACTCAGGCTTCATCGACGCCATGATCTTATCAAAGATCTTCTTACCATAGCGGTAGAGGAAGACTTTACCTTCATTCTCAGGATTCTTGGGATCACGCACAACATAGATGTTGCTGTAGTAAGAGAGCTTACGCTTCTGCTTACGTGCGATTTCTTTATCACTCTCAGTACCAGAGTTCCACAGTTTGTTGTTGTAGACACTCACAGGATCTTGCTCTCCCTTGGTGGTGAGAGAGTTCTCGATGAACCAACCACCAGGACCTTGGAAGGCGTGAGAGTAGAGTTTTGCCCAGGGCAGAGATTCCCCCTCGGGTTGAGGGAGGAATCGGATAACGGCGAACCCGTTACCAGAAGCGTCAAGTTCGGGCTTCCAAAACCTCTCGTCGGCACTAGAGTTAGTGCTGGACTTTTCAAGTTCCTTCTGAAGAAACTCAAAACTTGCATTGGACTTGCGCTTAAGATCGGAAAAAGACATAGGATTATTCGGATTAATTTGGATACGGTTGTGTGATGCCCTATCACTCGTACATTATAAAGGGCGAAGAGTCGGGCGTCAAGCCTCTTCGCCACGTAGTTTGCCCATCATCGCATCGACTTTGTTTCTGAGGTCCATGAACATATCATTGACCGTCAGATCAGGGTCACCACCGAGCATAACAACAGCATTACGCATGTTCTCTACTACGGTCTGTGCTTCCTCGTCGTCGCTCAGAGACATTCTAGCATACATTACTTCCTGCTTCTCTAGGAGAGACATCAGGATCTCAAGATACTCCATCCTGCGCTCCTTTTCAAGCACAGGAAAACTCATTGCATAACGAAAACATTGTTGCTGTAGGTCCATCATCTCTTGGAGTTCACCACGGACCATCTCTGACTTAAAAAATTCACTCATACCAACATTAACTTTGCTCTAGAAGTACGTTTGATGAAGTTCAACTTTTGTGCGTCAAACTTCAGTTTCTCTTTCAATGGTTTGGAGATGAGTTTAGGAACAGTCTCCAACTCAATCTCATTCACATCGCAGTAGTGAATTATAGCATCAATATAGTTCATGTCCTTATTGTTTAGAACTATACGCTCCACTTCCTGCGAAAATCTCGCAGTCGTCATAAATTTATCTTCTAATAGTTTGCTTCTTTCCATGTGCAACTTTATATTCGTCGATGTACTGAAGGAGTGAATCCAAGTATTGTTTTTTAACGGGACGAATAACCACCTGTGTGTCTCCATCTTCACAGGCGACAATGGTTACAAGTTGCTCAACACGAATGTTGTACTGCTCAAGCAACATACAAGCGTATGCTGTCTCCTGAACAAAATAATCGTATAGTCTCTCGTCCGTCTTTTCTTTTGCTGACGTTTTGAAGTCGATGATAGACAAGACACCATCAAACTCAGCAATACAATCAACGCGCCCTGCTAATTCAAGTCTGTCTGAATAGAGCGCTACCTCTTGAAAGTATATATTATTTATACGATCCAAAGTAGAACGAGAATGCTGGAACATTAGGACGGGGAGCGGAGCAGACCTAAACTTCTTTAGATCTAACTCATTGTTAAAGTAGTCCTCAACAATAGAGTGGTACTTTGTTCCTCTACCTGTAGCTTGTGCGGAGACACGATTAGCCTCCTTCTCTCCAACGCGCTTACGCCATCGCATAATCGCTTGCATTTTCTTTTTGTTACTTCCAATCACAGTGGTGACCGAAGGATATTTGTTACCAGAAGGGGTAACATAGACTCTCTTACCTGTCTCTTTATCAGTCTGAGAGACTAGATCAATTGGGTTCAGGTCACCAATGTGCTTGAATAGTTTCATAGACCGAGGTTAATTTTATTGATAAGGTAAGACTTAACGATTCCAGATCGAACGATATCTTCAATACCAAACTCAACCATAGAAACTTCTTCCATCTCTCGTAGGATGCGCTGGAAGTCAAGGATGCCGTCCTTCTCTGCAGTCTTCTGCAAGTCAGTCTGTGCAACGTCACCAGCGAAGATGACTTTAGAGTCCTGTCCAATACGAGTGATAAGACTATCCAGTTCGTGGAAGTTCAGGTTCTGGCACTCATCAACGATGACGATAGCATTGTCTAGAGTAGTTCCACGGAGGAAAGACGTGCTCCAGAACGAGATAGTTTCTTGTGCTTTGAGGTTTGCATAAAGCATCTCAAACGATGCGTCATCAGGCATCTCAAACATATGCTTGACCATATTCTTGTACGGAATCTGGTACAAGGATGACTTGTCCTCATGATCTCCAGGAAGGAAACCAATCTCACGAGTAGCAACTAGTGAGCGAACAATATACACTTTATCATATGGTGAGTCTTCAGACAAGACATCACGAAGAGCAAGGTACAATGCAATGAATGTCTTACCTGTACCAGCACATCCATAAACAAATAGGTTCTTATCATCTTCCCACTCATTGAACATCTGTTCTTGATTGTCTGTGA